TTGCCCGGATCTACCTTGGAAATCCACGCATTTTGAAGAGTATATCGATCAACGATACGTCCTTCTGCGTCAATTGTCTCAAGCATAGCACCCTTACCGTTTCCGATAGCCAGAGCTTTAACCGCACGAGCTTTCGAAACAGTGTTCAGGTTGGACGGCGAAAGGTTAGCATCGGGGTCCATCCATTGATACCCGGAGTTTCCGATGATAGTTTTCATCTTCTCCATCGAGTTATCATCGATAGGGTCAACCAACGTCACGTCGATGTCCTGCCATTTCACACGACCGGGAAACTTAACCTCATGATTGAGATAATTGTGTTCTGTCTTCCCGACCTCAAAGTTAGGTCGTGTGGCTGATTTTACAAGGTAGAAGCAAATATCACCAATATTCAGTTTGAACCTAAAATCGCGTTTAGGCTCCATATCCGGTGAACTCCAAAATTGTCCATTACTCATTTATTTATTCTCCATTACGCTCATTTTAACTAGATTAGTCATCGAATTCCGCACCAGTGTTTGTAATCACAAAGTCGATAGCGAAGAATTCTACTGCGCGAGTCGGCTCGATGATGATCTTAGCGTAGATGATATTCCTGTCTACCAGATCGTCGGTCGTTGTTGACTCGTCAAGGACCAGTCGGTAACGCTTGATTCCGAAACGCGTCTTTGCATCATCCAGAATCGGAGTCGCAGATGCGCGGAAGCTGTTCCACGTATCAGTGATGTTCGGCTCGAACAATGTCGTAGCAGCAACACGTGAGATACGCTTTTTCATGTCAATCATCAAACGACGGACGTTTACGCGATCAAGAGCAGATGCTTCGATTTGCAGTGTTTTCTGTCCCCAAACGACGATACCTTCGTTCGGCATCTTGGCGATTGAGTTGATCCTATTTGCATACAGGTCGTCACGGTCATCTTGGTAAAGCCTACGCGATACGTTGATAACGTCGAGACCAGCATCCCCTTTCGACAACCCACCGCGTGTGAAGCCGGCAGGAGCGAACCATGGAGCAGCAACCTTGTCGTTGTTAGCCAACGTTCCAAGAATCACGACAGATGGTGGGACCCAAACGAGACCACCATTAGAGGCGTCACGGATTTGGACCCATGGTTCATACGTCGCAGCGTATGATGTTGCTAAGCCACGTGCCTTCATATTAGCTACGACAGTAGCAGTCGTCCCCAAGCGGTCAGCGAAAGCGCTGTTCACTTCGTCACGAGGTTGGAAACCACCGTTAGGGTCAATGATGGAAATCGAGTCACCACGCTCTTCACAGACGCGTGAGAGGTGACCGGTAAGTCCTTCTTGAGTCAGACCCGGAACAATAGCAATGTTGTGGTCGATAACTTCAGCGTCACGAACAGAGTCGATGGCGCGTTTATATGTGTAGTAGATAGAGTCACTAGTCTCGGTCGGAGTCGACGCAATCGCAGTGTTCCTAAATGGGTTCATCTCCGTGATGTCCACACCATCGTATCCACCGTAAAGAGGAGACGTGAAACGGTTGTGGTTATTGGTAAGAAGTGATTCCCAACCATTGATCGCAGAGAACGAAGTACCGGCTGCACGTGAACCAGATGTGTACTCAGTTGGAGCTGATGTGCTATTGAGCTGCACAGATGAGCCAGACAAATCGTCAAGCGTGAACACCCACGAGTACTCAACAAACTCACCACCATCGGACTCACCCTTGTAGTCACCCGAGAGGCTACGAACATAATCGCCATAGCTTTCGTCAAACAAGTTGCTTGTCGCAGTTCGTGAAGTATGTGCTCCGAAGAACATTTTCTTAGGATCCGAAGAGTCGCCATCAGTTGCCTTGGCGCGCAAAGCAAGCTCAGGGAATTCATATCCAACATTGACGATCTCTGTTCCTTCCTGTGTGTCATACGGAATCGAACCGGCAGCTTTGCAGAACGTTCCCGTGAACGCTGTTTGAGCAGCAGTCTGATCAGGATATACGAACGTGGCTGAACCGGAGACAACAGCAAACGATTTGTGCTTCTCTGGTCCGTGCACACCGAACGGCAGTGAGTTTTGGTTAGCAACGCCATTCATGACAGCATCGTTGATCTCAACACGGATATATGAAGAATTGTTTGTGTATACTCCAATCTCCTTGTATCGTTTTGTTGTGTCGTCCCACGTCAAATTGAGGTCACCAATTCGGATACCGATGAAATCGGAAGAATTAGGGTTCAAGTTGATGTTAGAGAAACGCTCCAAAATCTTAGGGTTCGAATCCGAGTCCGAAGCTGCTCGTACGACCACCGTGAAACGACCATATGGATCACTATCGGAGGTAGGAGCTTTAATGTCCTGAATTGAGATCTTAATGTTCTTCGAATCCCAATCACCACCATCCAACGAGTGGAAGCGGAAAAGCTTCTGTAGGTTACGTCCATCAAATGTGGATGCCGCAGCATCGAAGTCCTGTGAGAAGAACCAACCGGTCTTGCCGGCTTGGCTTCCAAACTTGTAGACTCCCCCGCCGACATCACCAGAGTGATCACCTTCCAAAGCAGCAACGAAGGCGAACTGCGTTGCAGAAGTTGAAGAGGTCACATACGTGGCAAGGTGACGATCAAATGATTCACCAAGCCAATACTTCGAAGTATCAGCAGTGCTGAAGAGGTCAGTGTTTGTTTGCATAGGGTTCGTGTTAAACACTTTACGGATGTATTTATCCGATGAACGATTGAAGTTGAAATCAGTTTCCACAACCTTAGCACCCGTTTCGTCACGGATAATGGCGCGGAACTGCTTATTTGAACCATTCGATAGGATCATCGTGGCTGAACCGGAAGTTGTTCCGTTAGGAGCATCAATGCCTCGACCAGAACCAGAAAGTTCAATAGAGCCTGAGTTAATGTACCAAATCGCCGCAAGAGCGCCAGTCAAGGCTGATGTGACAGATCCAGAGTCAATAACAAATAGACCATAAGCACCACCGTTCGTTCCAACCGCAGCAGCAGCAGTCTGGTCAGTTTCCCAACCAGCCTTGCCGGCAGTTGCAGCGTTCGTGTGCTGTTCACCCATAAGTCGGATGAATGTAAGAGGTGTAGCATTTTTGAGATAAGCTTGGGCTGCGTATGCTCCGTACGTCGGAGAAGCAGGTAGTTGGTCTCTCCAAGTATCTCCGTTAAGAGTACCCGGCGTTGGCTCACCAAACACTTCAACAAACTCAGAGTACGAGGAGACTTGAACGGGGCGCATGCCCGGTCCTTTCCTTGCTCGACCAATAACAACTGGTCCAACGTCATCTGTTGACAGGTTAGGTAGTTTTGAATTATCTATTTCACGGAATTCTACACCGGGAGATACGAAACGGAATTTTTTGACTGACATATGCTTAAATTCTCCTTTAAAATCTAATTTCTGATACTTGCTTTCTTCCTTAGTAAGTAGAAAGCCGGTTTGGTCAGTGGAATTTTATTTAGACTTTAATCGTCGCCGAAATAGACGGCTGCTTCTTGGGCCGTCAGAACCACTTCACCTATGCTCAACTCCACCGGATTTTCACGAATGGTTTTGGTGGGTTTTGGATCGTTTTCACCGGAACCCATGATATAACCCAAAACTTTCACCTTGATCTCAGATTTGAACATTCGTTCCTCCTCATCAAAGTTCTCCACATTGTCGTTCTGCCCATAATCGTCATCAAAGAAGCATTCGTACTTCCACCCAGCATTCTTGATCAGGAAATACTTATGGTTTCCAGACTTGATAAGAAAGGGGGACAGGATCTGGTTCATTTGCTCTTGATACTCGGTTCTGAGCACGATAGTGTACTCTAAGCTCAAATATACTACACCCGGAATGGAAATATGTTCATACACAATTTTCTCATTCTCTCTCAGAGGAGCAACGGCCTTGAAATTAAGCTTCCCCGTTTTCCGGAGGGATCGTGCTCTTTCGAAATCGGAAGTCTTCTTTGAGTTGATCCGTTTTGTCCAAGAAACATGCATACCGCCCTTTTTGTCGTTGACATCTGGGACTGCTGCGAAATACTTGCCCTTGAACGTGAGAGACTTCCCAGTGCCATTGCGTCGAACCGTCATCTGTGGGAGGATCAGGACACCGGCTGAGTCCCGGAGGCGAAGATCCTTCTTTGTCTGATAAGCTCTCTCTGCTCCGGTCCAGACAACGGGAGTTGGGACCCAACCCTTATTGGTGCGGGCATGAATATCCAATTCTTTCACGAAATCGAGAAAAGCTTGATCAATAGTCTCCAGTGTGGAGGGGTCAAAATGTGTTTTGCTCATAATTTCAACCTAATGTCTTCTGCGTTAATCAGATTTCCCAGTTTAGAATACCCCATGCTGGCGTACTTCTCCTCATATGGTAAATACTTGATGAAACGATTTCCCTCTGTCCCAAATATGCTGGCATTTGTTATGATATCCTGATTTAGATCAACTTTGAACCGGAAATAAGAGGGGAACATAGTGTTAGGGGGGACGGCTGCAATATATTCATACTTCCTAGTGAGATCCGGTTGGAACAGAAGATTCACAACGCTCCACGGTGCAATATCTAGATTCGAAGTGACTCCGGTAGCACTGACTGTTCGGGGTTTAAGAGTGTCCACCAACGCTTTGGTGTGCTCCCAATATTTGGGAGCTGGTGGTCTAGAAGCTTTCCCTTGGATG